CATTGCTTAAGGAACACGCCCTGGCGGGTTTTGGCGGGGTGCTCCTTTGCCCACTTTTCGACGATGGCAACGGCCTCCTCCGGGTGGGTTTTTCTCCAGGTTGTGCAGGTTTCAAACCCGCTAAGCCTTTTCCCAAACTCGCATTTGTAGCACTCGTAGTTACACATTCTGCATAATGTTTTTAAAAACTCCACAGCATCCATCATTCTGCCTCCTCGATAATGACCTCCACGCGGGAGGCTCCGGTTGTCTGATACTTTCGCACGGTCAGCACCGCGATTGCGCTGTCATCGTTGTAGGCGTGGCCGTTCAGCGCATCCAGGATGGCCTTCGCCACATTGTCAGTGTCTGGACGCTTGGTGTGTGGTGTACCGTCCAGCGCAGCGGCCTTCTTCTTCGATGTACTCTTGGGCACCGTAAAGAACGCCGTGACGGTGGCCGTCAGCGGGATGCCGTCCGCAAAGCCTTTTCCGCTCTGGCACTGCCAGCACTGGACCACCTTGTTCTCATACTCCCGCGTTTTCTGCGGGGTGTAAGTGTGGCCGTTTTTCATAAACCGTGGGCGGCCCTTGCCCACCGGAATACCGGGGACCGCGAATTCAATTTTCATCGTTTTTCTTCCTTTCCGTCAATGATGACCTGCACCACCCGGACGCGGCCCAGAGGCTCCAGTAGCATGGCCACCGCCTCCTTGGTTGCCAGCAGGTCGCCGTCCTCATGGATGTCAATCACAAGCCTTGCCATGCGCCCTCCTTGGGTCTGCCCGGAACTGGGGGTAGGTATAGATTTTGTAAGATTTGGCGGAGAAATTTTCCGGGCCACGGTCCAGGTGGTTCCGGATGATGCTCGGTTCCGCCTTCCAGCCGGGGACGGGTTCCCCTTTTGCGGACCATAAACAGCCGCCGCAGGCATTGATGCAATCCCAGCAGGGCTGACTATACGGAGCAATGTAGCAGTCCGAAAGCTTAATATCCGCAGCCATTACACATACCCCCAAGCGTCCTCGCATTTAAAGCCGGGGCCTTTCGCGCCCTTACGGCCACCGCGATCCTGTTCTTTCGCCAGCCAGCGGGTAATGAATCCACGCACACCTTTCGGCGTTTTCCGCTTCGCTGGGTTATTCAGGCACCATTCCCGCAGCTCCCGCAGCTGCTGGATCACGTCGACAGCAGGGTATACGCCCGCCCATTCCTGGCATTGCTCCTGCGACACCGGATATTCAGTGCCATCATTGAGCGGAATGGAAACCACCGGCGGGGATGCCGCTTGCGGCTCGCCGCCTACTTCTTCTGGATTCTGGATTCTGGATTCTGGATTCTGGATTGGATTACGGGCGCATTTGCTTTCACCTGCTTGCAATTGATTGCAATTGATTTTAGATGTAATCAATCCGTCAGCAGGTGCCGGGAATTTGCTTACTTTGTTTCTCACCGTCTGGTGCTCGCTCCAGTTTGGAAAACATAGGTACGGTTCTCCGTCAACTTCATAGAGGATCACAGAGCCTATGGTCGCCAATTCTGCAAGCGTCTTACTGATCGTTCCCTCAGTCACACCTTTTCTGCGGGGAAATACAAAGCCTTTGAGCAATTCCGGGTCTGCGCTGCCGCGCCCATAATCATCAACGTAGGTGATCAGGTACGCCCACAATCGGAATTGGAAATCCGACATTGCGTTGATGCTTTTGCTCGTCCTGATGCTATCCTTGATGATCCTGTTCGGCATTCACCCACCGCCTTAGAACGGGAGGTTCCCATCGTCCTCGATCTCGCTAAAACCTCCCTGCGGTTCGCTCTGCGCCGTGTCCCCGCCGTCCCGCTTGGAATCGCCAAAGTACACGCTGTCGGCCACGATCTCGGCGCTGCGGCGTTTATTGCCGTTCTTGTCCGTCCAGTCACGCAGCTGCAAGCGGCCTTCCACCACGGCCATGCGGCCCGTAGAGAAGTACTTGCTCACAAATTCGGCGGTGTTGCGCCATACCACCACGTCAATGAAATCCGTTTCCTTCTCGCCGGACTGGGACTTGAAGTCCCGATCAACCGCCACGGTGAAGGATGCCACCGCCGTGCCGCTGTTAGTGCGGCGCAATTCAGGGTCACGGGTTATCCGGCCCATCACAATGATTCTGTTCAGCATGAAATAGCTCCCTTTCTGTAAATCATGTCCTCCCGGTTCCAATCCGGGTAAAATGCTTTCATGTGCGTCACCAGCCGCACGTAGATGCGCTCGCGGTCTCTTAATGGCCCCTCGTCATACAGGCGGTGGCAGCGGGGGCAGAGGGTCACAATGTTCTGTTCAATTCCCTTGCCCCCTTGGGATCGCCGTACCACATGGGCCACAGGCGCGCCTGCGGGAGACCCGCAGATCACGCACTGGTGATTGTCCCGTGCCCATACCACAACTTTCACGGATTGCGGAATGGCCGTCGCCTTTGTCATTTTGTGCATCCCCATTCCTCCATCATCCCCGCCAGCTTATCCGGAGGCAGGGTCTCAATGCCTTGCTCCTGGCAGTCCTGCACCGCCATATCGATCAACCGTGACATTTGCGCGGTATCGTAGGTGCTGGACCCGTAGTAAAGTACAACGTTCGTGCAGCCCGGAAGCTTGCTGGGCATGGTATCCGTCAGCCAGCCCAGCCCATTGTGTTCCCAACCGCTCCGCAGCTTGTCTACGCCTTTGGCCGGAATGCACACCGTCTCATTGTTTCCGCCGATTTCCCGGATGTAGCTCCGGTAAATATCCGTCTTGGGTATCCGGGTCTTTTCAGCCAGTCGGTCAGCCAAAACCCAGAAGTACGCATTCGCGTCGAGGCTTCGCTTCTCCCGGTGTTCCTTGATCTCCACGTCATAGGGCTTGCCCTCTTTCAGGCTGTCAAGCACCTGTCGCGCCTTGTTGGTCTGGATGCACAGCCAGTCACCGGCAGCATCCATCGTCCAGCGGAACGATGTGGCATTAACCCGCTGCATCGTTGGCCTCCTGGGCCTCGGCTACGCACATCTTGGTCTCGGCTACGCACTTCTCACACAGCGCATGGCCGTACAGTTCCTTCGCTCTCGCCGCCAGACGTGCCGCCTTCACCGTGGCTCTGCCGTCAAAATAATCCATCACCTGACCGCCGCAGCGCTCACAGATAACGGTGGCATCGCCCTGCGGAGGCAATCTGTACCCTGGCTTCTGCCGCGTTGGGATCGCCGGTTCCTTCGGTCTGCTCGGCTCCGGCGTTTCCGCGTCCGGGTCCTTCATTTCCTCGGTGGGGATGCAGAATACCTGGAAAAACGCATACTTCATGGCAATCGCCATCGCCTTGTTGCTGGCCTTGTCTCCGCTGTCCATGCCCTCACCGATCACCACCGCCGAAACGCTGGTGCCGTCCTCCGCGTAGAACGTGTATTTGACTTTCAGCATGGAATACAGCAGCGTACCGCCCTTGTTGGTCACACGATCCTCCCGTGACTGATCGATCACCTCCGGCACAACGAATACCTTGTGCTTGGACAGGATCGGCTGCAGTGCGTTCATCACATCGTCGATGCCGCGATACTTGAATCCCTGCTGCTGGTTCTTCTTATCCTTCCCGATTGCCGGAATCTCCTGCATGATCGCGGTAATGCTTTCAAAGATATTCATCACTTCACCCCCACGCTATAACCATCCACCAACCCCGCGCCGGGGACGGCTTCTGTTTTCAGGATCTTGGCAAGCTCCGCCTTGCGGATGGTCGGCTCTGCATACTGGATACAGTCCTCATGTGCGTGGTCCTGCAGCCACGTCAAAACGGCGTCAGGATCAGCCACATTCACGCTGGTAGTCTTACGGAAGTTCACCGCGCAGCGGGGGGATTCAAATTTCTGACCCTGCAAAGCATACGCCAGATAGTCCTTGAGACGCTGGGCCTTGTTCTCCGCCGCCTTCTGCCGTTCGGCAAAGGCAAGCTTCTCAGCCTTGTACGCAGCGGCATCCGCCACCAGATTCTTGTAATATAGCGCAATGTTCTCGATCTTCTGATCCCGTGCCATGCTCAGTTGGTCGAAGGCGTCAAAGTCGCTGACCTCGCCGGTCTCCGGGTCTACCAGGGCCGTAATGGCCGCATCAATTTCGTAAAGGTTCATGCTTTCCTCCTATATCTCGCAAACCGCACGGTCTCGCCGTCTTTGTTCTTCTTGATGACCGTTTCCTTCGTCAGCTCAACGCCAGCCTTCCGCAGGTCGGAGATCCGTGCCGTAAAGTTGGCGATGCGCAGTTTGCTCATACCCTCCATTGTGGTAATGCTGCCGTGCTCATCCAAGTAAGCCAGGATCTTTTCACACTGCGTCATATCAGTCCTCCGGGATGTCGATGATCGCCACCCCCATGGCCCGCGCCACGGTTTCCGGGTCGCTGTCCACCGCATACTTCATCCACTCCTTGAAGCACTCCGGGCAGTAGCACTCGCCGTTGATCAAAAACCCGGGAGCCACGTCATCGTAAAGGCCGGGGTCCATCACCGTGGAACAGTGGGCGCACACCGGATATACCTTGCATCTCATTTCCACGCATCCCCTCTCTGCCACGCCTTCGTGGCGCTGTTCTGGCTAGTGTAACCGCCGGTCTTGGCCCCGCAGAACCCGCAGCGCACGTAATGCTTAAACGGCGCGTCCGTGGATTGCACCCGCTCACCGCTGTCCGTCCCGCACACCGGGCAGGGCGATAGCGGCATCCGCTCTTTTCGATTCCTTGCGTTCATCTCGCACTCACCGCCATATACGACAGGGCAATCAATAAAAGCGCCAGAAAGCACATGAAGCCCAGCCATGCGGAGAAGTCCGCTTTCCGCTGCTCCCGCGTCCGTCTGTCACGCTTCATGCCGTCCCCTCCCCTCAATGAAATCCACGATCTTGAACGGCCACGTAGCCGCATACGCCACGCCCAGAATCATAAAAAACAGACTCCAATCCATTACCGGCACCTCACTAACTGCGCCAGTTCCTGCGCGTCAAATTTCAAAAGCTTGTCCAGCTTGTCCAGGTCATCCAGCGTCATGCGCGTTATACCGCAGATTCGCTTGCTGACCCATGCGTCCGGCAGGCCCATAGCCCGTTCCATGCTCCGCTGGTTCCGGTATCCCCGTAAATGTGCCTTGCTTTCGATCAGGTTCCGGCGGAAGTCGATCCGCTCCTGCCGCATATCCCGATTCAACTTTACTTTCGGCATTGCTTTTTCCTTTCCCCTGTGCTAAAATAGCCACAGGATACATATCTGAGCCTAAGATTTGTTCCGCCGCCCTGTTCGGTCTGCTATGCCGAACGGGGCATTTTTAATGCTCATTTCCCCTCGTCCGCGCACAATGCATCACACATCCATTTGCATGGGCAGGCCGCACAGTTGCACTCACGCGGGGGCTTGTTCTCGCACAGCGCATCCGTTCTTGCCATGAACGCGGCCTCCAATTCTCTGATACTCATATAGGTTTCCCCTTTCTGGTGTTAGTCCTCCCCGGCGCGCCGCTTGATGATCGCGTCGATTGCGCCCTCCACGCGCTTCCGTGCGTCAGGCGGCTTCCGCTTGCCGTTCAAGATCATGCTGATGTACGCCCTTGTCACGCCCAGCTCCCCAGCGACATCTTCAAACGAGATGCGGTTCATGTGCATCTTACCGACCGCTCGGCCAGTCCATGCTTCAAGCAATGTCATTCCTCCCTTTTAATTGTTAATTTCGTTGACTGCGGCGGGGAGATTTGCTATACTGCCATTAGCCCTCTGTGGCAATCTCAAGGAGGTGGTTTCTTGACCAACCTTTTGACTTTGCCCGTTCCAGACCAAAGAAACGGCGCGATGCGATAGGGCAAAGGGCAGAACCAAAACTGTCAAAGTGAGCGGCGCGTCATAGAAGCGCAAGTTCGTTTTGTGCCGGGATGGCATTGCCGAGCCGATGGAAAGAAACCCATCAATTCGGATGGATGCGAAGCAAAGTGTCCGACCATCCCGTGCAGCGCGTTTTGGTAAACAAATTTGGGGAAAAAGCATCCGTGAACGAACCACGGGTGCTTTTTTCTCCGCCGCAGTCAACTTTAGGGTTGCATAAGTTAACTAACCGTGTTATTATGAACTTGCGAGGAACATAATAATTTTTTCAAACACAGGCGGTTTCGCTTGGGTTTGGGTTTGTGTTATCATTCGCAACCTACAGGCTTATTATAGCGTTAACAAACGGAACTGTCAACAGATAAGTGATAACATACGAAACTTTATTATATTGCACAAAACGGAGGGGGCATAGCTGTGGCTTTTTACGAAAACTATGTGCATCTGTGCAATAAAATAGGAAAATCTCCCTCTGCTGTGGCAATCGAATTAAAGTTAGGGAAGCCGTCTGTAACAAGATGGAAGTCAGGAACGAAACCTCGTGATGCAACGGTATTGAAAGTCGCAAATTACTTCCATGTGACCGTTGACGAGCTGGTCGGCGATGCCCTGTCGGGGGAAAAAGAAACCCTCGATCCGAAGATCGAGGGTTACTCAGAATTACAGAAAGCTGCTATTCAATTTGTGTTATCGCTGCCGCCGGATAAGCTGGAGCGTTTTGTGAAAATGGGGCGCGCTGCTTTTGAGGAAGAGAAATGAAAGAAGCATTTATTTCTATCGGTTGCGCCATGATTTCAGGGTTTGTTGCATGGATTGTCGCAAAGCAAGCGGCAAAGGCAGAAATCAAGAAATTGCAAACAATTTGGGCGCATGAAAAAGAAACGGCCTGCGACACGGAATTTGACAGTATGGCCGCTGCCGTTACCCTTTATGCGAAGTGGCCTTCCCCAAAGGGCTTTCAGGATGCCACCAATGCCGTTGCCATTTATCGGGCAAAGGCAACCGGAGAAATGGCGACCGAGGTTGACAAACTAAGCCGGATGATTGTTAGAACTTCATCTGAATATAAACCCATTTTGACGCAGTTAGATGCTATAATCGAGTGCAAGCGAAAAGCCAATGGTTAAAACGTAGCCTTGCCGCTTTCGCCCTCTTTCCAGAATAGTTCAAGTTCCCTGGTAAAAAGGTTTCTCGCCATTCGGTAAAGCTCGGTCATTGCGGTCTCGTGATCCATGTCGTCACATTCCAGGCCGATTTCATACTCGACGCCCTTTTCTTTACTGATTGCCCAAATTTTCATTTTAGAGCCTCCATGATTTTCAACAGTTGTTCGTCAGATAACTTTTGTATCAAGTCAATGGCTTCTGCCAGCATTTCTTGATACTCTATTGTATCACTTTTCACGTCATTGCACAACATTTTGTGTCCCCCCAAATAATTATAGTAACGGGGCTATATGTCGATTATTGCACTTTGTGCAGTCGAAAATATAAGAAAAATGGAGAGTTGAGATGAAAAAGTTTTTGCTTATCGCGCTGTCTTCGGTTCTCGCACTCGGCATGTTAACCGCCTGCGGGGAAACGAATCAGACCGAACCAGAAAACGAGCCGGGAACTCCACCCGATCTCGTTGGAGAGTGGAAGCAGACAAACAGCAATGCAGATGACGCATGGCAGGCCGCTACCATTGCCGGAGATGCCATTGAGGTGTATTGGGTATCTGATAACGGGGAAACCAAAGCCCTCTATTGGGCCGGTTCTTTCGATGCCCCTACCACGGCGGATGAGCCGTACACCTGGGAATCGGAAAATGATAAAGATCAGACCGATACGGCAATTCTCGCCAGCGGCGATGACACAAAGACATTTACCTATCAGGACGGCGTAATCAGTTACGAAGTGTCTGCCATGGGAGTTACGCAGACCGTAAAACTTGAGAAGCAATAAGTAACCAAATCCCCCGCCGCCTCTGCAACAAACGGCGGGGGCCGGAAGGCAAACCTTGGGGGCATTGGCTTGCCGTGATGTAACCGTAACAGAAACAGGGTAGGTAGGGCAATTTTCAAATTTGGGTATTCGACACCTTCCGACAAATTGTTACAAAACCAAAATTGGTACTCTGCCTGTCCATATCTTGTCTAATCATGCAGGGGGGATATTTTTTTGACGATTCAAGAATTATGCAGAGAAAAAAAGAACGCGCTGGGTATGACGGCCCAGGACATTGCCGATGCTTCAAACATCCCCCTCTCCACCGTTAATAATTTCTTCGCCCATGCGTCCAAATCCCCGGCCCTTTATACCACAGCTGGTATCTGTGCGGCACTGGGGGTGTCTTTGGACGCATTTTTTGGTATTGGCGATCACTGTACCGCCACGGAAGAAACCTTGCAGGCGGAAAAGGACGGGTTGGAAAAGCGCCTGTCCAACAAGCGGGAGATGATTGACGTGCAAAACTATACCATTCACGTCATGGAAAAGGGTCTGCGGATTCGGAACTGCGTGATTCTGGTTATGGGCATAGCAATTAGCCTGCTGTTGTGCTGGTGCGTATTTGTGGATATGCACGCCCTAAATATCGGTTTTTGGAGGGAATAATATGAAGATACCAAAAGCAACAAAACTTCCATCCGGAAGTTGGTATGTAAACGTCATGGTAAATGGGCAGCGGATTTCCATCACCATGCCCACGAAGAAGGAAGCGGAGCGGGAAGCGGCTGCTCTGAAATCCGGCATCAAAAGCGCCCAGCATAATATAGCCCTGACCGTGACGGAAGCATTTGACCGATATATAGACAGCAAAAGCGCCGTCCTCTCACCTGCCACAGTCGCCGGGTATCGCCGGATCCAAAAGAACCTGTTGGAACCGATTGCAAATATGCCGTTGGCAAACCTGACCCAGGAGCAGGTGCAGCGGTGGGTAAATGCGCTGGTCAAGCAGGGGAAAAAGCCAAAGACCGTTTCCAATGCCCACGGCCTGTTGAGCGCCGTCCTTGCGTCCTACCGCCCGGATATGACGCTCCGCACAACGCTTCCGCAAAAGGTGAAGCCGGAGATAGCGATCCCGTCCGAGGCAGAACTATCCGCCATTTTCAAAGCAGCCAAAGAGACGAAATATGAGCTGCCGATCTTGCTGGCCGTATGGCTGGGCTTGCGGGCTTCTGAAATACGGGGCCTGAAATGGGAAGATATCGACGGCGAATATATTTCCGTCAAACGGGCTATCGTCCAGGGCGAAGCTGGCCCTGTCGAAAAAGGGACGAAGACGTTCAGTGGAACCCGCACCCTGCATCTGCCCCCATATCTCGCCGCGCTGATTCAGGCACAGGATCATTCCAAAGAACACATTGTAAACCTGTCCGGTCACGCCATGTATAACGGCTTTGAACGTATCTGTGAAAAGGCAGGGACCCCCCATTTCCGCTTCCATGATCTGCGGCACATGAACGCCTCTGTCATGCTGGCAGTCGGCGTCCCTAATAAATACGCGCAGGAACGCATGGGTCACGCCACAGACAATATGCTGAAAACCGTCTACCAGCACACCATTCAGGAAGAACAGAAAAAGTATTCCGAAGAGATTGACCAGCGATTTGAAGAGCTGCTGCATCTCTCTTAATTTTTTCATTTTTCATCTGTAATTCATCTGTAATTTTATTTGCAAATAGCCCTTCACCTTGCCGATTATCGTTAAGGCTTGCTATTTTTAGAACCGCCAAAAAACGTTGAAAATAAAAGGAAAACCGGGAATCCATTGTGGATTCTCGGTTTTCTCATTTGGTGGAGCCGAGGGGAGTCGAACCCCTGTTTATGCGCTTATAATCCTTGTGATTTCAATGTTTTTCAATTTTCATCTGTAATTTCATCTGCAATATTGCTATTTTTACTTGGGAAATTGTCCCCCGCCTATACAGGCAGGGGACGTTTTTAAAACGCTTCCAATTTCCGCATGACGCTATTATAAACCCGCTCGTTGACCACTTTCAAGCTGTCCATCAGCTCGTCCATGACATCCCACGCACGGGCTGGGTCAACGTTAGACACCGCCCGGAGGAAATCGCTGTCAGGCGCGGTGGCCTCAGAATACGCCTCGATCATGCGAGATTCCTTCACCGGCTCCCGGTTCTGGTTTTGGATGGTATATAGCGCCGCCAGCTTTTCATAGTTTGCCCAGCTGGATTCTTCCGTCTCTAACCGCTTGATCCATAGCTCCAATTCTCGCTCGTCAATCATTGGGGCCTACCCCCTTAGTCCTCCATCATGTCCATTGCACGGCGCAGGGCATCCTTGATACGGTCATCGTCGGTCTCGCGCATCATGTCATTGATCTGGCTACGCAGATTCTCGGCGGCGTCCGTGCGGCTGTAATGACCGCGGACATAATGTTTTCGGGCATAAGAGCTGCCACGGCCGTAGCCGCGCAGGTCATCGTCCAGATAGCGCCCGGAATAGCCGCGCTCGTCCATCGCTTCGATCTTGTCGATGTTTTTGATGGTGTCCGTCAGCTTGTGGGCAATGTCCAGATCACCGGTGCCCAGCTCACCCTTGCGGATCAGTTCGTCCAGCTCCTTGCAGAGCATATCCCGCAGTTCATACATAGATTTCATTCCCATTGTGTTCTCCTTTCTCAGCTCACACGGTCGATGGTCAGGTTGCTATTGGCAAAGCTGACCGCCTCCGCGCTGGTGTTCTTCGCTGCCACAGTCACGCAGCAGCCACGCGGAACTTCCACAATAGCGCTGACGTAGACGTTAAAATAGTTTTCCACCGCAGCAGGTGTGACGGTCGCTGTAGCGCTGTTGAGTGCTTCACCGTTGACAGCAAGCGCCGTGGTAATCGCACCTACCGTTTCACCCGTGGGAACGGCAATATTTGCACCAAAGCTCACCTTAAAGCGCGCCTTGCACTGCTGCGTCAGTCCGCGAAGGGTAACAAGGCCACTGCCATCGCGGTGTACGATGCAGGGCTTACTGCAAGCAGCCGTCGCAATCATCGGCACATTCTGGCCAGCCGGAACGGTAACAACGCCAGCATTAATATATTCAGCCATTTCCCTTTTCCTCCTTCGTCAAAGTTGTTGCTGCAAAAGGGGGAACAAACCCTTTTGCGAACATATCTACATAGTCTGGCTTAAAAAGCAAGTCGGCTTTATGCAACAAGTCGGCATAGTTTGTAAGCTCAAACATACTCATTTTGGACTTATCCATAGTAGCCAAGTAGTCCAAAAACTCTTGTTTCAACTCGTCAATCGTTTTCATGCGTTCAGTCCTTTCTAAAAATACAGCGGCAGGGCTATTGCCCCGCCGCTTTGGTTTAGCATCGACACGGGGCCGACCATTTTGCCATTATCGGCAAAAAGCTACGCTATGCAGTTGTCAGCAGCCGCAACCGGCAAACTGGTTGCAGCAATAGGGATTCTGCACCGTGTAGGCCGGAATGGGAGAAGGCCGGAGCTGGGACACCAGATAGCTGTTCTGCGCCGCCTGAGATGCGGCCAGTTTCAAACCCTGGTTCTCGCTCTGGAGATCCTGCAGCTTGCTCTGGGTCAAGAAATCGAGGATTGCACGGCTGTTGCTGTTGGCGTTGTCGATGATGTCCCGCGTTGCGGTCTGGATGGTGTTGCGGGTGTCGCAGCCCTGCGCAGCCATGTCATACCGAAGCTGTGCCGTGTCGGCCCGCTGGTTGCAGCAGCACTCAGCGGCCTGCATCTGCATGGCAGTCAACTGCTGCATGAGAGCCGCCTGCTGAGTTGCACGGGAAAGTTCAGCCTGCCCAAAGCCGTTTGCCATTGCCATGTTGGTGTTGTTGATGAGCTGCGCCTGCTGGTAAAAACCGTTGCACAGGCCATCGTTCACGCCGTCAATCTTGCGCTCAACATTGGCAAAGTCAGAGGTCAGCACATAGCCGTCGACCACGCCGCCGCCATTGCCGCCGTTGTTGCCCCAGCCGTTGCCGCCCCAGCCGCAAAAAACAAACAAAAACAGGATAATGATCCACCATGCACCGTCACCGCCCCAGCCAAAGCCGCCGCTGCCGCCGGAATTGGCGGGAGCCACAGGCATCGTCAGCATGGGAGCGCCGTCAGAGGAAAGAGACATAGAAAAACTCCTTTCAGTTTTTTATTATCAAATCGTGGCCACGATGTTGATTACTTTATAAGCCCTTGAAACTGCTTCGCCATTTCTTGCAACTGGTTCAATTGCTGCTGGCTCATTTTTCCGGATTGCAGCAGCTTTTCTACCTCCGCCTTCGGGTCCCCCTGAAACGAGGCCCGGAACTGGTTGAATTGCTGCATCATCTGCTGGAACCGGCCTACCGGCGTGTTCCCGCCGCCTAAAGCGTTAAAAAAGGGGTTAGCCATCAGCGTCAGCCTCCTTTACCTTCTTTTTGCCCTTCATTCCGTCCACGACCGCCGCCAGCGCGTTAAATTCTTCCCGCGTGACAAACTTCACCGGGTCTGCCGTGGACGCTGTACGGGGCGTTTCTGTGCGTTCTACGAGGTCGTAGATCGTGAGAGAGGGCTTGCCGCTGGCATCCGCCTGCTTGAGATACACCGTCGGCGCGGAGCTGTCCCACAACGCCACGGCGGCATTGGGCGCGATCATCCAGTTTCTGGCCTCCTGCTCTCCGCTGACCCACTGCACACCGCTCTGCGCCACCGGGTTTTGCGGGGCCTGCGGCATCTGGGGCGTCATGGGCTGCATCTGCTGCTGGCGCATCTGCATGAGGTTATCCGGCATAGGCGGTGCGTAATAGGGATTTTGCCATCCGTAAGGTGTGTAAGCCATTTTAGTCATCCTCCTTGACCCAGTAATACAAGATGTTCTCGTTGCTGCTGTCCCAGCTGTCCCAGATCATGCCGTCGCAGACACAGACCACATGACCGGACAAAGCCAAAATATAGGTGCCCGCTGGGTGATCCTCCGCAAATTGGCCCACCGTGTAGCAGTCTGGGCAGGTGTCCGGCGCAATGTACCGCCGATATCCGATGCTGCGGAGATACCGCCCCCAACAGGCGTTAGCCGACGGCATATCACCATCCAAATACCCTTGGATACAGAGCCGCAAATAAATTTCGCCCCAATCCTTGCCGGTAGCCTTTACGATTGCCCGCACGGTGCAATCCCCCACATTTTTCCCGCAGGGGTTGGGGTTGAAATACTTATACATATTCCCGGCGGTCATCGTAGAGCAATTCGTTTGCTCTTACCAATTTAGCCAGCCCTTCTTCATCATCCTGTGCCGCGTATTTATAACAAATATCTGTAGCGCTGGATTCGCTCATTCCGCACGCCCGCAGACGGTCAATGTATTCTCTACCAGTTGTAATCACGGAGAATCCCTCCCTTGCTCTGCTTTCATGGTAAGCCAAAACCCTCCATTCAAAGTGGCAGGAAAAGGGCAGAAAAGTGCGCAAAAAAAAACGCGGTTCAAATTGAACCGCGTCTCTCAACGTGTAGTATAGATTTCGTCTTGCAATTTTCGGTAAGCAGAGCGCCGTAGCCGCTTCACGGTGTCTACGCTCACATGAAGCCGATCCGCCACCTGTAGGCAGCTCTGGCCGTGGACGTCCACCGCCAGCACCGCCGCCTCCTCGTCAGGCGGAAGGCCTACCAGCCGAATGGCCTGCGCCGCCCGGGCCGGGGCCATCGATGACAACAGCGCCCGGATCTCTCGGTTTGTTTTCTCCATGGGTTTTCCAGACTTGCAGAGCGCGGCCATGCCGCGTGGATGTTGCCATCTTCTGGCCCTCCTCTCAGTAGTTTAGCCCGTCCAGTCGGCCTTGGCCTCCCGCACGTCGATGTGCGTGAAGCCCTTCTGACTGTACACGCCCACGCCGCCCCAATCCGGCATGAGCTGCCGCACGTAGGTCGCCACGGCTTCCGGCGTCTGCCCCTTGACCGTGATGTCCGCTGCCGTGCCGTAGCAATGCTGGCTGTGGGCCACCCCGCCCACCTTGGCATTATATTGCGGCGTGCGGTAACCGCTGTTAATAGTCACAGCCGCCCCAAAGTGGGTGCGGATGCTCTCCAGCACCATCACCAGCCGGGGGGCCACCAAAACGGCGTCCGATCCGTCCCGGCAGGCAAACTCCCGCACTTTAAAATGGGCGGAGAGCTGCTTGCCCCCGGAGGCGGCTTTGCTGTAAGCGTGGATCTCAACCATGGTTATCCCCCCAGATCTGATACAGCGCCCGGACCATGTCGGCGCGGGTCACAGTCTCTCCAGCGTTGGCGTCCGTCAGCAGGCCGTGAGCCTCGCCCCATACAAGGGCTTGATCTTCCACCTTGGCCGACCGCTCCCAAAACAGCAGCAGCGTAGGCACCTTCCGGGTGCTGGTCACTTTCTCCTTGGGGAAAATGCCCTGCGTGGAGCCGCCGCCGTCCAGCATGAGGGCATCCACCACGCCAAGCCCCAGCAGCTTGTTCTGGAGCTGCTCACGGGTCAGGCTGGTCTTGTCGCACCACAGGCATACCTTGCCGTTGGGCATCCAGCCCACCGCCGTCCGGGCAGCAGGCCGGGCCACGTCGGCGGTCAGGCCCCGGTAGAGCTTGGAGCCGCCCTTGAGGATCGGGACGCCGGAAAGGAAGGATACTCCCCGGCCCGTTAGCATCTTCGGTACGCCGTCAGAGCTGATGGACACGCCCCAGTCCTGGTATTTGTCCCGGCTGATGACCTTGCCGTCGATCACCGTCCAGCCCACCGGCTGAAACTTGCTGTTGAAAAGATACCCGTTGATGATGTGGGTACACCCGGTCTTGGCCTTGATCTGGGCCGGGGTCAGCTTGCCGGTGTTGTGGTAGATCTGCGCCCTGGCGCAGTCAAAGATATCAACCACGGCGCACTGCCTTTACGGGCCGTCCGTCCTCGTCCCACGTCACGTCATAGGTGCCCTCCGGTGCGGTGACCCGGATGGTCTGGCCCGCATTGGCCGGGTTATAGTTGAAGTAGTCATACATGTGCTTCACGTCGGCAGGTTCTTCCTCCGTGGGGATGAAGCCCTCCTTCATCTCCTGTTCCGTCCAACCGGCCACGCCGCCGTCGGGATTCAGGTGAAAATTGGCCCCGGCGGCCTTCAGCTCTGCGTTGATCTGCTCCACGGTCTTGCCAGCCTTGCGGCCCTCGTTGATGATGTCAGCAAATTTCATGTCCATGGTATGTTCTCCTTTCAAATTTTCGGTTGAATTTTCAACCGTTTTTGTCCTCGCTCACCCGCTGGGTGCCGAAGTAGAAGCCGATCACAACCGTAAAAACGGTCATAAACTGCTCCGGCGTCACCCTGCCGGTGCAGGACAGCACCGCAAAGACAACGGTGAGGGTCAGGGTCACCAGGCTCTTGACGGCCAGCAGATTGGCCAGCCGCTTTTTCAGGTTTTCCACAGTTTTTTACCTCCCTATGTATTATTTTGTGCTTCCTTCTCAAGGTCTTGGATCCGGTGGTTGATCACCTTGATCTGCTCCTCCACAACCGGCATCCGCTGGGCAAAGTGGTTATGCTCCCGCACCTCCCGGGTCAGCTCGTCCAGCTTGGCCTCCGTCACCGCCTGGGTCTTGCTGTTGGCGATAAGCACCCCCATCAGCGTCAGCCCCCCGGTGATGAGGGCGCATACGATTGTTTCTGTCATAATACACTCCTTAAAAGTTGCAGTTTTAAGGTCACATTCCGACGCGTTTCGACGCGGCCTCTGTGCTATACTCCCGGTAAAGGAGGTGGTCCACATGACCGCAGCGCAAAAACAGGCCTACGAGGAACTTTACTACATGACCGTAGAAATTTTGGACGAGTTGGACGCCCTCAAGCATAAGATCGCCCAGCAGCAAAAAGCGTCGGAAGCATTGTGGGACCTGCCGGAGGATTAACCCTCCGGCGTTTCCTTTGTACCGCCAAACTCGGCAGGCACCAGCTCCGGCAGGCCGCACTCGTTGATGAGAATGTCCGCCACCTGCTGCTTCAGCTTAGGGGGCACATCTGCAAACTCCCAGGGCTTTTTCGTCTTGGGGTTTTTCGCCTCCATACAGATCTTGCTCGCATACAACATAGCCATCATCTCTTGATCTCCTTTCGATAAGTAAAAATATAGGTTCAGGGCCAGCTCGGCCCAAAACTCACGCATAAACAACATTGCCCATCTCTAACAAGCAGTTTTCCAGAAATTCCTGCTGCTGTGCCTGCATCTGGAGTTGACTTTTCAGTTTGCTGTTCTCGTTTTCCAGCTTTGCTACCCGAGCATCCACCGTTGGTATAGGTTCCGGTTCCGGCTGCGGCTCCGGCACAGTGCCGGGCGTTAGCGCCGTCACCACTCCATTCGCTGCCTCCACACCCACAAAGGGGAATGTCTCCGGAATCTCCATATCTTCGGGGATCGCCGCCCAGCCGTTCGGAACGGGGAACACCCCACTGATGGTCTGATTGCGGTGCGCTCCGTTTCCCAACGATGTAAGTTCAATGATGGTCATTTTACTTTTCTCCTTTCTCTTTATCCAAGCGCAATATAGTAATAAACACCACTAGAACTATTGCACTGCGCTGCTGCCGAATCCGTATTATACCAGGATAGTGTTTTGTCATGTAACATAAATAGCTTGTTACTTTCAGAACCCGGCTGGCCAATGTATATAAAGGTAGATTCAACCCCTAAATCTGTAAGTGTTTGTTTCATCACAATGACGATTTTGGGAACAAAATTAAATGTTAAACTGTTTTTATTATCCGAACCGTATACGCCAGAGCCTACGTAGTGTCCAGTCTGCATTTGCAACTTGTTGCCTATCTTTCCTAGTGCATCATACTGAACGTCACCTACAACGCCGCTAGGATGCGCATCAGCATTCGGAGAATTGAGATATTGTGCAGGGCCTGAAGTGAACTCCGCGTATTCGGCATAGGCTGTAAAAATAGCATCATGAGAGTAGGTTCTAGCAGTAACCCTATAAAACGTGTCAGGAGGCCAAGAACCTTTAGCGTATGGATAAAGTATGTATTTTCCGATAATCTTGTTCCATTCGCTGGATCCATTGGACTGATTTTTAATTATGTGCTCTCCAACCCCCACAATCTTTTTGTTGGCCAAATCAAGCTGTACTGAATCGTAATAATAATATGTAGCATCATCTTCCATTCTTCCTAACGAGACATCTTCAGTGGCTTCCTTGATTTCTCCTGAAATTGATTGCTTTCGCCATAAATAATCATCGCCCAGATGCGTGTGCAATCGAGACAGTATTTTGAAGGCATCATCCGGAACCGCATCTGCTCCCAAAGCAAGCATTGCCGCTGTGGCATCCGTGAGCAGGCTTGCCTTATTCAGCGGGGTGCCCTCTTGGGTGGGGCTATCGGCTCGTGTCATGTCATAAGTGTTTTCCTGCCCAGATACCGGGGTCAGCTTAACCCGTCCAGGGTAAAGAGGTACTCTGTCTTGCATAGAGTCTCCTTTCAAGTCTCTCCGGCATAAAGGTCGCCGGAGAAGTACCACGATTTTGTCAGCTTGTCGAGCAGCTTGTCGAGGTCAAGCAGGATGCGCTCGATGTCATTCGCCTTGATGTAATCCAAAAACCGCATGGTTTCTGGCGTCTCCGGCGTGGACGCCATCACGGAGATGACTGCCCGTAAATGCGCTATATTAAGCCGGTAAGTCTCCATCTGCCCCATTGTCGGCGTGTCCGATTCGGACCAGTCCTTTTTTACCGACACGGGGCAATCATAGCCCAGCGCCTGGAACCGTCCCGCTACATACTCAACCGCCGCACCTACCCGGTTGAGGTCCGTGGCGTTGTAAAAGCCCTTCGCGGTCTTCTGCGCCACGTCCATCGCCGTCCGGTCTGTAACGAGAGTCAGCAGCCCGTAGTAGAGCGTCAGCTCAAAGTTGGTACTTGTCCCCGCCGCGTTGACGGCGGTGAGGGCGACGTGATAGGTATCATCCGCTGCCCGGTCCACCGTAGCCGTCCACGCCCCCTCGATCAGCGTCCATGTGTAAGCCGTCCCGTTGACGGTGCCCGTCACATAGATGATCTCAGAGGGCAGCATGACGCTTAAACCCTGCGTACTCATACGATTTCCACCGCGATCACCATCGACTTACCCGCGTCAACCGGGTTGGGCGTGATGGTGGCCGACTTGATGACCGGCACGGAGGTGTCCAGCGTTACCGTCCGGGAGACTGTGGTCTTTTGGCCCGCCGCGTCCTTGGCCGTCACCACAATGGTGTTGCTGCCCTCCCGCAGCGTCACGGACTTGGTAAAGCTGCCGTTGGAGGCCACCGTCACCGCGCCCTGATCCACGCCGTTGAGGGTGATGCTGATGGTCACGGGGCTGCTGGTGGCATCGTTGGTGGTGCCCGCCACCGTCTGGGCCGGGGATGCCGTGATGAGGCCCGCCACGGGAGCCGTAATGTTCAGCGTGGGCGGTACGGTGTCCACCTTGAAGGTGGTGGTCTTCTGCGCCGCCGCGTTGCCGTCATGGTCACGGCAGTCCACCGTGACGGTGTGACTGCCGTCCGTGAGAGCCGTGGCCGGGGCGTACGTCACCTGATAGCCGTTTGCAATGGCCGTGGAGGTGATGGCAGAGGACGCCACCGCCGCGCCGTCCTGTTTGACCACCAGCGTGGACAGATCTACCCCGGAGCCGTCCGCCTCGTCCACAACGGTAAAGACTACCGGCTGCTTGCTGTTGCTGACGTATGCGCCGGTGGACGGCGAGATGATGGTAATAACAGGAGCCACCCGCTCGCGCACCACCAGCTTCAGCCCCGCCATAGTGGAGGCGTCCGCCGTGCCGACTGTCCCGGCCTCATTGGTGGCCTTGACCTGTACGTTGTAGTAGCCGCCGGGCTGGTTGAAGGACGTTTTCCCCGGCGCTGTGATGGTGGCCTCGTACTTCCCCGTCCCGCTGTTGAGGGTCAGGGTGTACGCTTGGCCGTTGATAATTGCCTGTACTGTTTTGATCGCCATGTTAAACCTCCCCGGCGTAGATCTCGCCGGAATACCAGATCTCCGGCTCTAAAACAATGGTTTCCTCTGTAACCGTTACTGTCAGCTTTGTTTTTGCGTTGATGTCAACAGGATTTGGCGTAAAGTTCACTGATGCGATCTTAGGGAGGAGCATTGTGTAATCACTCATGTGTCCTCCTTGTCCCAGTAGACCACCACGCAGCCCAATACACCGGATTTTCCATTCGTACCGATTCCGGGGTAGGCGTCAATCTCCCAATAGCTTCCAGATGGGTTTCCGTCTAAATCGTAGCTCGTTTCTCTGTGCCGTCGCCCCTGCGTGCCGCCGGTTCCTTTGGCCCCGCCGTCTCCGGTTCCCGCCCTGGGCTTCGCCACGCCCGTCCGGGCGAAGCTGTCGCCGCTGGCCACGTCCGTATAGCCGTTTTCATAGCGCTTGCCGTTGGCGGAGGAATACGCCCCGAAGGTTGTGTTTTCGCCAAAGGCCACTGGAAACTCTTGCCCATCGTTGATGTTGATGGTCCCGGCCCATACCAGACCGCCCAAACCGTCCACGCCGTCCGCACCGGCAGCGTCCCATGTGCCATCCTGTCCACGAGTGCCATCGCCGCCTTTGCCCACAAGGATGACCCGCAGAGATTTCTTCCCCGCCGGGGCCTTCCATGTGCCGGGGGAAGTGATGACCTCGCGCCCCTGATACAGGAAGCTGCCGTCCGCCTGTAGCAACTGGCTCTGGCAACCCTGCATGACACCGCCCGAAAACTGGAACGTCTGCATGGTCAGCCGGGCCGTGGTGGCCTGACTCTCGTCCAGCCACACCGTCTCCACGTCCCCGATCTCGGAGGACGGATCGCCCCGGCCCGTCAGATCCAGCACGTTGCCGCCGTAGGTGGAGAGGATCAGCCGCGCCGCCGCCAGCGCCTGCACCTCCGTCTTAATGAACGGATTGTCGATGCTCACCGTCTCGCTGGACGATGTGGCGTTTCCGGATACGATGTATTTCGTATCCGCTCCATCGTTGAGGGTGAAGATTAGCGCCGCCACGTCCCCGTTGGCCTTCATGGTGGGGTAGCTGTTGAGGTTGTCCAGCGTCACCCGGTTTCCCTCGCTCCACAGCGGCTCGGCGGTCAGCTCTCCGGTGGAGGCATCCGCCCGGGGCCATGTGCCGGTTGCCTGACACACCCAACGGAGGATGTCCCCGCACTTCTTTCCCTGCACATCCTCTGCCGTCCGCACCGTCACCGGCAGGGCCGTGTAATCCGGGTCCACGTGCCAGCGATCCTTGAAATTCACGCCCAGCTGAGCCGCCAGAGCGCCGATCCACCCGCCCAACGTGGTGGGGAGCGTGGAGGGTGCCAGAAATTCCCGGTTTGCCAGCAGGCCGATGATGTCCGCCAGATTCCACTGCATGGTCAGGCCGTTGTCGCCGGTCCGCCAGCCGCCGGAGAACTGGTAGAAGATCCCCAGCCGCTTGTACTCGTCCGTGCCGTCCGCCAGACGGACGCCCAGAGAGACGTCGATGCCCTGCCGCTCCTCGATGGATTGGAAAATGCCGTTTTTGCTGCGCGGTTCAAACCGCCGGGACAGGTTGTCGATCTTGAGGGTGCACGTGCCATACGGCAGCGCCGTCGCCGCCACATTGCCCTGCTGCTTAACGCTGAACTCCGCGATCATCCCGCCGTCCCACGTCTCATACACCCCCGGCACGATCTCCACCACCCGCATCCGTCTGCTGGGCCGCGACCACTTGGCCACCGTCACCCGGATGGCGTCGGGGTTGTTGACCGTGAAGCCCTCCAGCGATACGGAGGATGCCGTGTTGCCAGTGTACGTCCGCGTGTGGTACGCCGTACCGCCCTGCTTGACCTCCACCGTGAAATCCTCCGGCACGCCGTCGTAGGCGTTTCCGGGGAAGTAAACGGAGCACGCCTGAAGCACGGAAACCCCGGAAAACCGCAGCTCCACCCACGGAGGCGTTGCAAACGTCCCGTCCTCGCCGGACAGCACGTTGCCGATGTAGCCCATCTGGCCCACCGTCTGAGTGGGATCGTCCGGGAGAAGGTCCCACGTCCCGTCCAGCGCCCACCGGTCACGCTCTAATGTTGCGTACTTGGTGGGATTTCCAAAAACCTTATCGTGGATCTGCTCCAGATTGCTCCACGGAATCTGCCCGGAGGTCTCCCCGGCACCGAACACGATGTCCGGGGAAATGATGTCAATGACCGCCCGCAGCAGCACCCGCCGCGCGTCTCCTGTGATCGCTGCATGATACGCCTGCCCGCTCTTAATCATGCGGTGTCACCTCCCGCAATTCCACGGTAAAGTCTGCCCACAACGGGGTCTCCTTGGTTTCCTCTCCACGTCCGCTTCGCCGCGACCACATAAATTTAGGCCGGGTAAAAGACGTTACGAGAAAAGTGGAGTATTTCAGCGCCCCATCGGATTCCTGTGGCAAAAAACCGCAGATAATTGGTTCCCGTGTTCCCTTCTCGCAGGCCGCGATCACCTTGTTTTTCATTTCCCCGTCAAAATATCCGTATTGATAGGATACCTGCCACACATTTCCCCGCAGCTCCCGTGCCGTTCGTCCCGAGATCATCTGTACATCAACCGACAGGGGGATATTTTGCACATTGTATCCGCCATCCCGGCTCTCCGGCAGCGCCACCGCCATGCCGTTGGTGTCTAAAATCAATTCCGTCATGTTTCACCTCATGCAATGGGGTTCAGGATTGGCGTACCGTTTGCCTGCGCATAGCCGGTCAGCGGGTCAAACACATAGGATGCAAATTTGGTCATGTCAGGGAACATCAGGTTAAACGTAAATGATCCGCCGGATTGCTTCCCTTCGCCCAGCCCATTCACAATAGCCGCGCTGGAAATGCCGATGCCGGAATCCGCAAAGCCTACCGACGCCGTACCGAAGTCCAGCCCAGAGGTAATGCCTCGCTTGATATTGCCGTACTCGTCATCCCATCCCTCGCCAAGACCCAGCGCCATGTTTTCGCCGATCCCAGCGAATACGCGGGGCGGGGAATGAATACCAAGAACGCCTTTGACGTTATCCACAATGCCGCCAAAGAAGCCAGAAACTTTTTCTTTGATCCAGCTGCCCATTGCCTTGATACCTTCCCACAGCCCCTTCACGATCTGCTTGCCCACATCCACGATGTCAGGGAGCGAGGAAACGAAGGCCTTTACAATGGTTGCCATCATGTCAAGCACCGACCGAACGATCTGCGGAAAATTATTAGCAAGGCCGCTGACGATCGCCAACACCATCTTCATGCCCAGCTCAATGACCTGCGGCAGTTTTTCGACGGCATAACCGACGAATTTCTCAATCATTTCGGGGCCTTTTTCCTGCACCACAACGCCGATGTTTTCAAGGATCCTCTCAATGACCGGCAAGAGATTTTCCGCCACCGTTACGGTGCTGCCCAAGAGGTTTGTAATGAGTTCCGCCATGTCGGCGTTTTTATCGCCAAGCCCCGTGATAAAGTTGTCATACGCCGCTTTCATCGACGCGATAGAGCCTTGGATCGTCGTGCTGGCTTCCAGCTGTGTTGTGCCCGTGATGCCCATTTCCGTTTGCACGGTATGGATAGCGTCAACGATGTCAGCATAGCTGTCAATGGTGTAATTGGTGTAGTTCCCCTGGGCGGCATTTAAGGCGTTGGCATCGTCGATCAACCGCTGCATTTCTTCTTTTGTGCCGCCATAGCCCAGCTTCAGGTTATCAAGCATGGTGTAGTTCTGCTTGGCGAAGCCCTGATAGGCGTTCTGGATAGATTCCATGCTCGAACCCATCTTATTTGCGTTGTCCGACATGTCGGTAATGGCCAGATTCGCCTTTTCCGCTGCCGCGTCCGTGTCGCCGCCCATCGATTGCAGCAGCGACGCGGAAAACGCCGTCACCGTAGTCATGTACTCGTTAGCGCTCATGCCCGCCGTCTTGTATGCGTTCTCGGCGTACTGCATCACGGTATCGGCAGAGGACTTGAAAAGCGTTTCTACGCCGCCAACCAGCTGCTCGTATTCGCCGTAATTTTCTACGGCCTGTTTTGTAATGGCAATCGCAGCCGCGCCAGCCGCCGCAATCGCAGCGCCGCCGACCTTTGCCGCCGTAGCAAGCCCGCCTTTCAGTTTCCCTGCAAGCGTTTCCGCTTTGCTGCTTGTCTCCGAAAAGCCCTTGTCTACGTCTCCGTCGTCTACGCTGATTTTGACAAATAAATCAAGTAGATTCATGTTTCACCACCAATCCGCACCGCGCGATAATATCGGCGGTAATCTCTTCGCACGTCCGGTTGTCCTGCTTTTTTGGCTCAATAATGTCCGCGTATCGCGCCTTGATGTAGTTCCCGCCCGCGTAGCGCGCCGTGTTTTCGGCCACAATGCGTAGCGCGTCGGTCACATAGATGCGATACGCCTCGGTTTTCGCTTTCACATTGAGCCGCGCCACGCAGTATCGCAGGAACGGCTTTATTCTCCTTTGCCCTTGGTATTCTCCTGCGCAGAGCCAGAGGATTTCCCGCTCTGCGCTGAGATAAAAAGCGCGGTAAACGCATCATCGGTCAAAAGTTCCGTTGCGTCTCGCATCAGCTTGACAAGGTTTAGAGCGCCCTTGTAGCTCTCAGCACTCACGCCCTCAATGGCGGCAAGGATCGCGATGATGTCGCCTTTGTGACCCTTGAGCAGCGCAGGGAGCGCTTTTCGCGCCCTCTGCGTAGCAAACTGCTTTGCCGTCATGCCCTCCGGCAGCTTTTCCCGCCGGAACATGGCGGAAGCCTTCTCGTCCTCTGCGATGTTGGCAATGGGTTCAATGATGTCTGCGATAACATCAAACACCCGCTCGCCGTGAATATCGGAAAGTTTCATATCAGCCCTCCGCCGTACCGGCCTTAATGTAGATCTCAAAGGGGACCGTGTTCTGTGCTGCCATGGAGTAGTGGGCGGTATACTCAAATGCAAACTGGCCCTTTGCCTTGTCGCTGGTCTTCAGCTGGAAGCCGCCGGTAGACAGTGCGTTCATCATGTGGATGGCGATGAAGCCGCCGTTTTTCTCGCCGTTCTTGTCGGAATAGTCGCCCACCAGCCAGATGTCGGCAAAGTCAGCGTCCGACAGATCGTTCCGAGGCGTGACCTTCCCATCGCTGGTACTCACATCGGCAGCACCGCAAAGGCTCTTTGCAATCTTGGTGTCTGCGTTGACGAACGTACCCGCCATCTTCGCTTCCCAGGAATCCAGCCGTTTCAGCTCTTTCATGTTCTTGGGGCAGTTGTCAATGTCTTCGCCAAAATCGGAGAAGCTGGGCGTTGCGGTAAAATTTACACCGCCGGTAGTCGCGCCGATCTGTCCCGCCTCTCCGATGGTTCCGGTGGCCGGGGTGAAATCGGTGGTCAGAATACCGGCGTTGATCTGTAATTTCTGAAATGCGTCGGAAGGAATTTTTGTGAATTTCATAGCTTCGTCCTTTAATCAGTTTTGCGACAGATATTCCACCGTGATGTTGAGATACCGCCGCTTGATGTTCTTATCGCTCTCGTCCGCGATGTTCTGGCACCACGGGGACCCGCGCTTGATCCACATCGCGCCTCCGTCATAGGGCACGAACGCGCCGCCCATGCCGATGGTGTCAGAGATTTCCTGTGCCTTGGCGTTGGGAATTGCCTCGCTTTCCGTGTAATACCAGAGGTTTACCGTCAGAGCGATTCCCCCGCTCTCCCATGACCCGGTAATCAGTTCATAGGTCAGCCACGGGAACGTCGCGTCCTCCGGCACATTGGATGTTGGGAATGCCGGGAGGAATTGAGAAAACCACGCATGGAGCGCCTTATCCTTCGTCATTTCGGCAGCTCCTTTCGCTCCGCAGTGAAGAATTTAAGCGCTCGGATTTCCGGTCCGGCAGATTTCGGAGCTGCCTTTTCCTCCGGGTTTGACGTCACCCGGTAGGTCAGCCCCGTTTCCCCATCCCGGAAATAATCGTTGTACTCAATGGGCACGTTCCGGTTGACCAGCGCGGAATACACCGAGGTCACGCCCTCCTGTTCCGCCCTCCGGGCCTCCATGGATGTATCAAGCGCCTGATAGTTGAGAAACTCGGCGCCGTCAACCCATTCCGTGATATAGCCGCCAGCGCCGTCGGCCGTGCGTTTCTTTTCAATCAGCACACACTTTTTACCAAACGCATCCAACAGCATTACGGCTCCACCCCCTTGAGCTTCCGCCAGTCATTCAATCGGCCCTTAAAAGCGCCCTGCCAGCCGTTTAACGCGTTGCTGTCGCTTCCCGCGCTGCGTTTGGTGTAAGAATAGCCCCCGAAGCTTTCGCTTTGATACGGGCTTGCAACGGCCTCCCCGTTCTTTTCTTCCCACGCGGCGATATCTTCGGCAAGCGCAACCACAGCCTTTGGCACCGCCAGCACCCACACCGTCCCGGTAAAGGTTTCATCCGTCAGGTCAGCCGCCGGATACTGGTGCAGGCCATCGTTGAACACGGAGCCACAGATGCGGAAATATTGATTGGTTTGGAGAAAAGGCAGCGCAATGCTGCCATTCTCCACGGTGAACGTGCCCTCGTGAATCTCCACAAGGAACCAGTTGTTTAAGTGCCGTAGAACATTTTCAAGCATTGCGCTGCCTCCTTTAGCTGCCTGCAACAATTTTATAAATTTCGGCCTTTTTCATTGAGCCGCTAACTCCAGCAATGCCGTTTTCCTCCGCATACGCAAGCAATTCCGCCTTTGTTAAGTTGCTAAGGTCTGCGTCATTGCCGGGTGCCGTTGCCATTAGCGGCTCAATCAGCCCCCCACGCTAGAGGGTGTTACGGTCACAACGGCGATACCGTCCAGATACTCAGCCCACAGGGACATACCCATCAGCGCGTAGCTCTCGCCTACGGCGGTGCTGTAGTTGCCCTGGGCGTGGAAACCAATCAGGTTAGTCTCGCCCTGAACGGTGTAGTTCAGGCCCAGGCGGGCAAACTCGCTATCGCCGGGATCCACATAGTACAGGTCAATGTTTTCCACGGGGGTAGCAATAACCTTATTCCGGGCGATCTGCGCCGCAGGCAGCAGGAACAGGGTGGAATAGCCCATGAAATCTTTGATGTAGTTGATGCCGAACTGGGTCTGCACGGTGATGTTTGCAGTACCCAGATAGTCATAGGCATCCAGAATGTTGGCAAAACCTACCACCTGGGTGACATCCTTCTGGATAGTGGCAAACTTGTTCAGAACCTCGCCCTGAGCCTTGGCAAGCGCATCCTGCCAGGTAGCGGCGGTCTTTGTCAGGCTGCCGGTGTTCAAGAATGTGTAGAACTTACCCATGACAACATTCTGAAGCTTTGTCAGGAATGCGTCATCGGACTTTTCTACGGCAATTTCCGCGCCGTACTTGTTCACATCTTCGATGGGTACGGCCTTCGCGTACTTCTCAATTGTCAGGTCAGACTTTGCCGCCTGCACGATGGTGGTCTTGCTGTAGGGGATGACCTCGCCGGGGTCAACAGAGCCGCTCTCCAGGTCAATACTGGCGGTGTAAGACACCAGAGACGTACCGGGGGTCTTTCGGATAGGGCGAGTGATGCCCAGAATATTTCTCAGCGCCTCCCAGTTGTCATCAAACCGGGTAACAAAGTCGACCTCGCGTGCGGTCACGCTGGTATAGACATTGGGCAGAGAATCACGGGGCTGGGTCAAAGTTTCAACTTTAGTTGCTGCCATGTTAAAGGCTCCTTTCAGTTCATCAGATCAGGATTTTCGGCAAGTGCTTTCTGCCGTTCGGCAGTAGACATTACATAGCGGCCCTTATCGTCCTTTTTGTAGATGTCTGCCTTGGTCAGATTCGCGCCGCCGGTGTTTGACGGGGGATTGGCGGGATTCGCCCCGTGCGTCTGCGTGGTGGAAACAAGCCCCTTGTAGGTGCCGTCCACGAGTGCATCGAGGGACTTGGTGTCCTTGATCTTCTCGCCGTCCAGCTCCAATGCGGCCATTTCCTCGCCGCAACCACGCATGGCAAGGTCCAAATTCGCGCCGGTGATGTTTTTGCTCTCAAAGTAAGCCCGGACAGCCTTTTCCTTCGCCGCCTTGCTCTCCTTTGCCGTGACGTCGGATTTGTAAGTTTCAAAGGCCGAGTGTTCTTTCTCGTACTTTTCCTTATAGCCGCCGTCACCCGCTGCCTTGAGGTCGTCCAATTCCTTCTGGACGCCGGGCAGCTTCTCCGCGTCCGCCTTGTACTTCGTGAGATCGTCCTTAAGGGGGTCAACCACGCCCAGATGCAGCGCAACCAAGCAATTTTCGATCTCTTCGGTGCAAGCCTCGCCGAGAATATTTCTAATTTCCGCTCTCGTAAATTTCGCCATGTTATTCGTTCTCCTTTTCCTTGGCCCCAATTCTTCGGGGGCGAACGTTGTATAAAAACCGCTGTACCTCGCGGGTTTTACCGAAAACAAAAGAGCCAACCACCGAGAAATTCTCAGTAGCTGGCTCCTATTGCCCTTTCCCGCGCCCTATTACGCGGAAGTCGAATATTTGATTGTTTTCTTGACATCTAATACGATATACCCGTCGCCCTTGCGCCGGATTTCCGCGTCATTGCCACGCCGTATAATGGCTTCAATGGCCTTGATGGTCTCGTTATCCATTTTTCAGCTCACTTTCCAGAATGTCCCGATACTGTCCCGCATGGTCGGCGGCAGCTGGTTTCAGAAACGGCTGTGCCTTGTTGCCGCGCGTGTAATGCCAGTTGCCTTTCGCGTCCTGGTACACCCACGGTGTAGGCCGTCCGCCTCCGCCTTCGGCGTAAATGCCCGTGCCAAGCTCGACGTAAGCGGCATACTCATTGTTCGTGCCGATGATTGCCGCCGGTTCCTGCTCGTCTACCACATGAGTAATGCTGTTGCGCAGATTGCCGGTGTCGACGGGGCACAGCTTTTTCGCATATCCCTCTGCCACCAGCCCGATCTTTTCAAGGCCCCGCAGCAGCGCCGCCTTGATCTCAGCGGAAACCTCCGCGCTGTGATCCTGAATATCAATGTTCATTGTTGTCCTCTGCCCAATTTTTCCAGTTCGCTGGCAATGCAGTCAATCAGCTCGTTATCGCTATCTCTTTCCACCAAAAAATACGTCCCGTTGGTATTTCTGATGTCGACAACAATGCCGGTATCTCCAGTACTTTTTACCTTAACACGATCATATTCACGGATCATCCCGCATCCTCCTTGTTTTTCCTAAAGGCAGTTATGATACGCGGTTTGCTTTCGGGCGCATCCTTTATCCAGCCAGTGCAAAACGTTCGTTGTTTTGTCACCCCAAGTTCCATGTAAATATTAAAACGCACGGCTCCGCCGCCTAATTCTTTAAAATCCACAGCCTTTTCCATGTTAAACTGCCTTGCCATATCATAGCGCAATTGGAGCGGATTGTCTGACGTATATCCAACATCAAAGAATTGGTCTGCGTGTTTAGCTCCACTTTTCAGGAAATAGCCTGTGTATTTTTTGGGTGTTGTTACGCACTCCACATTTTTAACAACAACAGTCTGCCGCTTTGTGGTTTTTAATTGCGCCCACTTTTCAGGTTCATTATACTTCAAATTCTGGAAATCTTCAACGGTATTCGGAACTTTTTTGTTCAGAACCGCCTTGTATCCTTTCCATTGCTTCGTGTCTGCCGATAGATTTCGGCCTTTTTTGATAAAGATGCCCCACGCTGTAGCATTTTCCGCTTCTTTCTGTGCCGCCCACTCTGAATAGGTCATATCTGAAACGATCTCGTTTTCGCCTGTAACCGGGTTTCTGGCGCGTCTTTGGCCCGTGGAATTAACCCTACCAATGTCCGCAACCATCGTGCAGCGGCAGTTATACACGAGGTAGCCGGGTGCAGAAGTATCACCGGGGAACATGATGTCATAGCCATCGACTTTGAACGGCTTATCAATGTCCACCGTTTGACCGTCCAGCATGGCATGAGCGTGTCGCGTGCGATTGTCCAGCGTCGCAAGCCACTGTTTCTTGAGCTTGACGCCCATCTTCTCCGCTGCTGTGTAGCTGTCCATGCGTCCGGCGTTCTGTGCGCCGGTCACGGCGGTTCTGGCCGTGCGAATGGCGGAATCGCGGCTCATGGTGGTGATCCGCTTTTGCAGATTATCCGCCATGTGCATGATGCTCAATCCCTGCAAGATGGAGCTGGTGACACTGGCCGTAATTTGCTTCTTGCCGTATGCGAGATCGATCCCGCGTTTCAGTGCTCTATCCTTTGGATAGTACGGCATCAGCCCCGGCTGCTCCACGATCAGGCGTTTCACCGTCTGCTCGTCCCACAAGTCAAAGCCGACATCCCCAGCCACGCTCTCGATGGTGTACGCCGCATAATTGCGGTTCAGAGAGTAGATACCGGGCGTTGCGTCATTGGTGTAAGACACCGCCACGGCGTTTGCATCGGTCACACGGTGCGCCACCTTGTCACGCATGGCCTGATAGCGTTCCCCGCGCCCGATTTGGTTCAACCGCCATTGCTTATAGTCGGCCTCCGTCCACTCCTTACCGTTCTGCACGGTGCCGATCAGCGCTTTCATTTCCTCGTCGCGCTTTTTGAATTGCTTGAAATATGCATCAATGGTCTCTTGCAATTCCTTCCCGACATCACGGTATAGTTTCTCAATACGCCGCTCCAGCTTTGCAAGCTCCTTGTCGGTCAGCTTGTGGCCGAGGTCACTGGTCGCCATCGCCGCTCACCCCCGGCGCGTCCGGATCTTCAAAGCTCCGGTCAAGTTCTTCTGCTGCCTTCCGCTTTGCCATATCCTCGTACTGGTCAATGTCGCCGTTGATGGTCAGCAGCTTCTTTGTGATGTATTCGTCATCGTAATACGCCGCTCCCAGCAGAATGTTCTGCGTTTCCTCGCTCTTGTTGATAATTTGATTGCGCGTATAGCTCGGCTGATCCTCAATGCCTGCCAAACGCAGAATCTCAACAATAAACCGCGTTACCTCGGATTCAAACTTGTCCGTTTTCAAATCCAGAGGCACATAGCTGGCCTTGATTGCGGTCGCCGTCTGGTTCCCTGCGGATACCGCCGCAGCGTCAAAGCACTGGAAATCCTCGTACAGCTTCTTTTTGAGCATATCAATGGTGCTGCTGGTGCCCTCATAGGGAGCCTCGATGGTCTTGCTTTCCACCTTTGCACCATCATCGCCATTCGCGTGGGCGACATGGGTGGTTTTCAGCCGTTCAATAAACTTTGCATCGTCCAGATCGTCCATGCCGTTGCAATTAGAAAGCACCCAATAGATCAGATTGCCCTCGTCCACGTTGTTGACCATGTTAGAGGATGCAAGGTCGAGTGCGTCAATGGTGTTGCGCTTGCCGACGATCTCGGAGAGACACCGCTTGTTGTTTTTCAGCGGCACGATGGGGAAACTCGGATAATTCCCGCCGTCATAGATTTCGGTTTCGCCGACCTCCGCCTTGCGCTCGATCAGCTTATAACTGCGCTTCGGCTGCATGACGGACATATCCTCGCCGCTGGGCTGGAAATACTCGGTAAAGCCGTCGGTCTCATATAGCGTCGCTCTCAGAGGCTTATCCTGTGCCACCTGCCAGAACCGGATACCGGCTTTCATTGCACCGTCCTCTTCATCATAGAGGGGGACGAACTCAAGCAGGGAGAACACGCGCAAATGCGTCAGATCCCAGAAACCGAAGGACACGCCTGCGATTTTCGCTTCACGCGCCGCATCCATGACTTCCTGGTCGAAGTCCGGGCATAGCTTGTTCGGCGTTTCCTTCTCCGCAAAGGTTACGCCGTTACCCAGAAGATAGGAAACTTCCTGATCCACCGCCAGACCAAAGAAGCGGCTGGCCAGCTTATGGTTTGCCGTCCACATATCCGTGTGGGAACGGCCCTGCATATCGTAGATGATCTTTTCATAGCGATTAATGGTCGGATTCAGGCCGTTGTAATATTCCTCAGCATCCGCCGCCGTCTTATATGCGTGGGATTCGCGGTGCTCGTTGATTGCGCTGCGGATAAACTCCATCCGCGCCTTTTCGTCCTCGCCCACCGCCACAAGGTCGTTATATGTTTTGATAGCCGCTCACCGTCCTATCTGTTCCAAATGGGGGTATAATCGCTCTTGCCCTTTTGGCCGGGCGCTTTCCATATCGATTCTGTCGCATATCGGCACGCATCAATATGGTGGTTGTTTGCATCAGGATAACCGCTGAGGATCTCTCCCTCGCGGTTCCGCTCGTACTCATAGGAAATAAATTCTTCTGCCGTTTTAGGGCATTTTACCTTGTCAATTACGATGCTCGACAAGCCTTGCAACCACTGCATAGAGCGGTCAATACTTCCCGGCCCTTTTCTTGCGCTAATGCAGCGCAAGCCGAACTTTTGATAGTCCGCGACGCTCTTCGGCTCTGCACCGTCTGCGGTGATGAGGTCATCGCGGGTCAGCCCATAATCAATCAGCATATCAGCCGTTTCTTTGTTCCTCTTTTTGTTTGCGGTCATTTCCGCAAAAATGTATAGTGTTCGTCTCGCGGCGTCGTAATGGCAACGGTTGAACGCCCACGGATCGGGGAAATATCCCCAGTCAACGCCGTTATAAATGCGGTCGAAATGCGAAATTTCCTCGTCAGTGATTTCCCGCAACTCCAAATTTTCAAACACATTTCCGCCGGTGCCGACCGGAATTCCGAGATATTCGTGCTGATATGCACGCTCGTCCGTTTCTTTCAGGTGTTCCGCTTCTGCAAGAAACTGTTCTCCCAGCCACTCCGGCGGTGCCTGCAGATATGTTGACTTATGACACAAGCGATCAGCCCGTTCCTCCAAGCTGTCCTTGTTCGCCCAGTTGTCACGCGAGATAGGTGGGTTATAGCTTTCAAAATTCCAGAACATCGAGCCACCGCGCATGGTGGACTGTAAAATAGTTCGGATTTCCGCACGTCCGGCAAACTGGTCTTTTTCCTCGAAGTGCGTCACGGCGATATAGCCAAACGGGACTTTGATAGATTTGATCTTCATCGGGTCATCAGCGCCGCGAAACATAATCTTCTGGCCTGTCGGCTTATAGATCAGCTCCATCGGGGATACTTTCGCTTCCCAATACGCCGCCATGCCCAGCTCGCCGATTGCCCAAATGTACTGGGCATAAACGCTATCGCGGATTGTATTTGCTACCTTGCGCAACACAAGCGCATGCGTTCCCGGATTGCCAACCAGCAAAAGCGGTACAAGAATTGATACTGTGGAGGATTTCAATGAGCCACGCCCGCCGCTAAAATCGTAGTGCGTATGCCCATGCCTAAAAATGTCATGTGCAATGCTATAAAACGCAGGGCCGATCTTTTCTGACAAGAAAATATCAGACATCGATAATCACCTTGACACCGTCCGCATTGACGTTCTGCTCCACAATATCTTTTTGCTCAAGGTACTGTTTCCCCAGCCAAATAGCCATGCTTGCGTTCTTTTGGGCCAGATTCCACTGCGCTCTCCGCAGGCTCGACTTTCCTACCTGACTCTTGCTTTTATATGTGTCCGCAAAAGTCATTTTATACGTCCGTTTGCACCATCGATTCAGGGTGTCCGCGCTGCACTCAAGCACCCCGCAGATTTCTGCTTCCGTGCACTGGATACCACATAGGTTCTCAAACAGCTTTTGATTTATTACCTTTTTCGGCCTTCCAGTCCGCGCCACTTCCACCCCTCCATTCCTTAAGATTCGATCATGCCAGAGATTTCTTTCTCGCAGTCAGCTTTCTCGCCACCAATGTATGCAGGCCATTCATGGCCCCTGTAATATTGCCGGACTTAATCAGCCCGTTCAGTGTTTTCATTTGCTGTGTGGATAAATACTGCTGGTTTTTCTTCAACATCCTCCGCGCAGTCGCCTGAGCATCAGTCATGTAGAAGCACCGCCTTTTCTCCCGTAAACTGCTCCCATCGTTTAATAATTACATCGCAGTAGCGCGGGTCAAGCTCCATCATGCAACATCTCCGGTCTAACTGCTCACAAGCAATCAATGTGCTTCCGCTCCCTCCAAACAAATCGAGGACAGTTCCGCCCCGTTCGGTCGTGTTGCGTATTGCAAATTCAGATAACTTCACCGGCTTCTGTGTCGGGTGCGCGTACTCATTGGCCGAATCTTTTGGTATATTCCAAACAGACCCGATCCGCTTTCCTTTAATTTCTCGCCCATTGTTAGAGCATAAAATCACTTCATAATCTGTTGAGAATGTGTGCTTGAGGTCGCCAATCCCGCCGCCGCCTTTGTCCCAAATTATCATATTGGTCAGGTCGTGATATTGTTTGAACAGCGGTAGCCACTTGTCCAGAACTTTCCATGTCGTGCAAATAAAAACGAATCCATTGCACAAAAGTCTAATATTGGGGAAGAAGTCGAGAATTTTATCATCATTCTCCAATACATCAAACTTCTTCGATTTTTCGCGCATATTACTCTGATAGCTATAGCCGTATGGCGGATCAGTGAACACCATATCTGCCATTTGCCCCCCCATAAGGGCTTCCACGGCATCAATACTAGTACTGTCCCCACACATTAAGCGGTGTTCTCCCAGTTTCCATATATCCCCAGGCTTTGCAACCGGATCGTTTTCTTCATCTACTGCGGGAGCCATATCTTCAATAACTTCTTCCTGTTGATCTTCCGGCAAGCCCCAATCAAAGTCAAACGCCGACAGGTCAAGATCAGGCAGTTCGTCAGCCAGCAGGTCAAAATCCCAGTCGCTCTCGTTGCTCTTGTTATCCACCAGCCGCAGAGCGTTCACCTGCTCCGGTGTGAGATCGTCCACGCAGACGCATGGTACTTCTTCCATGCCTAGCTTCTTTGCCGCCAGAGCGCGGCAGTGGCCGATTACGATCACGCCATCACGGTCAATCACAATCGGCTGCACAAAGCCGTACTGCTTGATGCTCTCCGCAACGTTGTTGATTTGCCGCTTATCATGCTTTTTTGCGTTTGCGGCATACGGTACAATATCCGCAAGCCGCCGTTTTGTGATTTCCATGCCATCCTCCTGTTTTGCTACCAGCCCCCGCCCCTTGGCCTTACATAGCAGACTTTACCCGCCCCGAAGGGCATACACATCTTGCGTGTCCGGCTCTCCCCGAGCCAAACATGGTACGCAAGATCTTTTTTATCGGCTCCCGGCTGCGCTGCGTCTTCCTACCAGCCATTAGGAACTTGGCAATTATACCAGCCGCCTAATACTTAGCTTTTTACGCTTCCTCGCCCGCTAACCGGGATGGTACGGCATTGCAGTCCTGCCCTGCTTTAGCACTTCGGCCATCATTCGGCGTCACTCGCTGTGGTCGCCCCTTGCGGGGCACCTATGCCGTATATCTCCGCAACGAGCCGGTCAGCGCTCCGGCATCTCCAACAGCATGAGCATTTGCGACCTCACGTCCGGGCGGCAGCTGCCTGTTCTGCCCTTCGTTGCGGTACTGCCGTCTAAAACTGCTGCCACCGTGCGCAATCACAGTGACCTGCTGGAACTTCGGCAGCGTAGTTTGTTCAAATGTCCCCTCTGGGACACATCGTTGAGAGGTGCGAGGGGTCCTATACCCAACCGGAATTGCACCGGGGCGTCAAGGGCAAGTACCAGTTGCCGGAGGCGAGCTGCTTTTACAGGCCGCAGCTTATATTCTTGGAGCGAGGACGCATCACCCGAAACGCTCCCCGCCGTGGTGCAGACGGCAGGACTTGAACCTGCGCATACCTCCTGGTGCGGTGCTCTACCAACTGAGCTACGTCTGCATACCCCCGGCATCCGCCGGGGTCAGGAGGAAAGAAAGGATGGATGGGAAGAATGAGAATACGGATATAACCCCGCACCCTCATTCTGACACATATTTTTCTACGCTTGCCCCGAATTGGGGGCAAAGGCCAATTTTTTTTGCGATACTATAAAGGTTTGCCCTCTCGCTCGCCCTCGTCCCATGCAAGCTCATCCAAGCTGACGTGGTAATGATTCGCTATCAGCTTTAACTGGCTGAGAGCCGGTTCGTTCTCCCCGGTTTCGTACTTCCGCAGCGTATCATGCCCGATTCCAATCAGCTCCGCTTTCAATCTCATACTTTTAGCAGGCCGCTCAGATTCTCTCAATTTGCGCAGCCGCTCCGGAAATGTGCTCATGCTATCACCTCGGTCATACGCACTCCCCAATCTTCCGCAGCAATGCCACCAAGTCATAAAAACAATGCGGGTCTAACCCGGTCTCTTTCTTGATGCGCTCAAACCTGTAGTCCGCCGTATTGCGGTGCATATAGACCTGCCGTGCAGCCTGCTCCAGGATCATGTCGTTTTCCGCATATGCCCTTAGCAGGGCTTTGTCATCGTTTGTCATGTTGCCTCCCATATGTCACTTTCCGCAGTTCGTGATACCGCTCCGAGAACGGCCTTAACGGTTGCTTGCCGCCGATGATCTGGGCCATCACCCGGTCCATGTGCGCCTGCATCACGTCCGCCGCCGGGTCGTTGGAATTGAGGGCGGGCGTGTACTCCTTTTGGGTCTGCTGCCACGCCTCCGTCAGCCGCATGATGCGCTCATACCCCCAGCCCTCCGTCTGGTGGAGGGTCATTTGCAGGGTATCGATCATGTACTGTGAGGTTAGCCGCTGGGCGGCGTCCACTTTCGCCTGGGCGAATTGCTCGGCAAAGGCAATCATGCCGGATTGTTTAGCCATCCCCGCCGTCCTTTCTCTCGCCAAGGCTGCAAAAGAACGTCCTTGTGTACTTATCAAATGGCAAAAACACGATGTTTGTTTTGGGGCAAAATGCGTATATATCTTTTCGGTTCCACATGCACAAATGCTTGCAGTCTTTGCACCGCGTCACGACCACGGCATCCACGGTGGGGGCGTCTTGCAAAGCATCATCAAATGCATCAAACGCATCTGTTGCGCCTTGTTCAATCTGCTCGTTAAACAAGCGCTCTAATTCTTCCGCATCAATTAGCCGCATCGCTTTCACCTCCGTCCTTTCTCTCCGCGGCTGCAAAATTCGTCCGGCGCGACCTCCATGCCGCTCACTCGACAGGTGGGAATTCCTTTCCCGTTGACGTTGACCGCGACGAGGTGCTTGCAGCCCTTGCACCGCACCACCGGCGCAACGTCGGCGGCAGAAATGCGAATGACAGCCGCTTTCAGACAGTCAAGCATCCGATTTTGTGCAGGGCTTCGGCATGGGCTGCGCTGTCCCTGCACAGCTCTAAGCACTGCTTCCCGCTTAATGTATTCAGCCATCTTCATCCCCTCCGAATTCTGCCTCGTACTGTTCCGGCGTGATAATCTCAATATCCTTTGCGGAGTAGCCCAAGGTGTCGAGGCATATCAGCTTCGCCAGTTTGTCTTTGTCAAGGGCCGCCGCAGCGTCCTCATAGGATACGCCGGGTTTCGCCTCAAAGCTGATTTGAGCACCAAACGCCCCAGCCACTCTAAAGCAGATTTTGTATTCAGCCATTGTCATCCCTCCTAAAACAGTCGAATGTACTTTAGGCCCTTCTCAAGGTCACAGTTCTCGTCATATCGTATCGCATCGTCCATCGTGTAAACGTTCGCCAAATCTTCACGCGCTTTTGCGATGCGATCGCTTAGTGTTTGAATCTCGGCATCCAATTCTGCGAGAATCACAAACATTTCAGCCCTTCTCTTTTCAACATCCATTGTCGGCCCTCCTGTTCCATTTTTCAGCATACTCTCCCGGATAACCCGTTTCCTTGTTTGCGTCTCCAGCCCCTAAAACAAAAGGTTGATTTATGTCGTTAAGGACACAATCTGTATCATCGTGCATCCAGTATTGCTTAATGATGCGCTTTCCGAAACGATTCACATAGCTTTCCCGGTAAAAGTTCAGTTTACCGCCGCAGAACGGGCACGGTTTTAAGTCATTCATCCTTCATCGCCTCCAATGCCGCTTTGGCTTCCTCGCTGGTCAGGAAAATAGTTTTCCCTATGGAACTTTCTACGTATGAGCAGAACGGGGTTGTATCAATGTCCCACCGTCCCTGTATTGCGAGGTATCTCATGTTTCTGACTTTGTGCTCTAGGATTTCTCCGGCGAACACTCTGAATAACGTGTCCCCAACCTTGCACGGACGCACCACCACGCGTCCGTCTCTGTCGGCCTCGGCCAGTTTCTCCAAGCGGTCAAGATCGCAGTTTCGGCACAGATGGCGGAGTTGCCCCCGCAGTTTCTCGATCTCTTTCGCCTGCGCTTCGATCCGGTCGGCGGCTTCCGCCAGATCGTCACCCAGCGTGATTGGCGTTTCCCACTCATTTGCCCGCGCCCATTCTGCGTGCTCACGCAGCGCTTTTACGAGTTCTTGATCTTTCATACATCCTCCTCAAATCCGTCTAATACTTCCTGCCCCGGCAGCACGCCGTCCTCCATCCACCAATGAAATACGTCCACGCCGGATTGCCACTGGCACGACCGGCCTCGTTTTCTCCGCTCTTCCAGCATCCGATCAAAGGCACGGATATACGCCGCCTTGATTCTCGGATAGCGGGCAAATTCCATGATTCTGGTTTTGGATGCCATGGGGCAGCCAATGCAGCCCACCCGGTGAAAACCCTCGCAGTACAGCGGGTTCATGGGAATTTTTTCAATAGCAGCATAATCCAGTGCCTCATTGCCCTTCCAGTCGATGATGGGGTTCACCACCCGTTTGCCTTTCATCTGACAAGTCTCGAACAGTCTCCTGTCCTCATCGTTGTCGTTAGATAGGATCAGCTTATCTTTAGGCTTTGACGTCAATATCTCAAATTCCCCTCTGTTTTTCTGGCGAGTTTTGCTTTCTTCCCAGCGTACACCGGTGGCAATGAACCGTCCTTTCGCACCGCTCTCTTTCAGTTTCTCGCAACAGTAGCGCTTCACTCTGGTTGGCGGCATCAGCTTCCGGGTAATCAGGTTCCACATGGTCACGCGGCTCCCGTCCGGCTGGACGTGCCGATCTACGGTGCACTTCACGCCCTTTTCTTCCAGCCGCCGGAACGTATCATACACATGGCGCACCGTCTCCGGCGCGTCCACCGTGGTGAGGGAGTGCAGGGCTTCAAACGGGATGCCGCTTTTCTCCGCCAGATGTAGCATCACGTCGCTGTCCTTTCCGCCGGAGTAGGTGATCACTAACGGTTTCTCAAAAAGCCGCAGGCTCATATCCGATGCCGCTTTC